ACTCCTTGACATAGACAGACTTGGTATCGTTGTCATATACCAGCCGCAGCGTGTTACCGATGTCATCCTCTATCATGGCCTCGTTGTCATGTACGGCCAATTTAAAATAGCGTATCTCAAAACCTTCTGACTGCAGCCACTTGCGGATAGCGTACTCCGCGATGCTCTTTGCGCCTTTAATCATTTCTCCTCGCCTCCCTTCAAATAATGCCCATGGCCGTCGCCATGACCACTATGGCTACCATCCACATCCCCAACAGCCAGATGACCGCCGGCACAATCCATTTAGCTGCCATCATTATGGGACCGTCCCGGCGCCTTTTGCGTCGCCGTACCTCAATCACCCGCTCCCTGCCCATGACATGGGTCAGTGCTATGGTGGCCGGTCCTACAAAATCCACACGCCAGCCAGGATACTGGACCGCTACTTTGGCGCGGATGGCTAACTCAGTTACTTTTGTCATTGCGCTTGTCCCTCCTTTCCATGCTTGTCCTACAGGGCCGCCCTTAGGCGGTGTCCTCTCGCTTCTGAATTCTTTCATCACGGTACTGTTCCAGGAACCGGTAGAACATTTCCGTATTCTCGTTTCTTTCTACCTTAATGTCCTCCGGGTTCGTATAGACTTTCCCGTCATAGGTTGTTATGATTACGTTTGCCATATCACCACCCCTCTCTGGTTGATTGTATGCTGTTACGGTTGTACTTCTTGCGTTGTCCGCCTTATCTTTTTTCTTCGCCGGTGCTACATTGTTTAGTTTTCTAAACATTTTGGTCAAAAAAATATGCTGCTATTTCTTCCTTTGGTATATGAAGAAGGTCAGAAGCTTTTTGTATTTCCGGTAAGGTAAAATCTAACTTTCCTCCCAGACGTTTGTTTAAAGATACTCTTCCAATACCCATAGCCTTAGCAAATTTATCCTGCGTACCATAATGTTCCCTGATTTTCCCTCTTAATTTGCTGTAATTACAGGACATCCCTTTTCCTCCTTTCTGTTTAGTTTTCTAAACTTAATATCATAATAGCACAATAAATTTTATGAGTCAAGCGTTTTTTTACTTTTCTAAACTATTTGAGCTATTTAGTAACATTATTGTTGCGTTTCCTAAACATTTGTGGTATTATAAAGTTATAGAAGAGAGGTGAAATAATGAACAATATTATATCTGATAGAATAAAAGAAGCGATGTCTATTAAGAATATGAAACAGACTGACTTAGTAGAAAAAACCGGAATATCAAAGGGGGCTTTAAGCTCATACATTGCAGGGCGCTACATTCCAAAGCAAACCAATACCTATAAGATAGCTAAAGCATTGGAAGTTGATGTCTCCTGGTTAATGGGAAATGATGTACCTATGGAACCAAAAATATCAGGAATTTTAACTAATTATGAATTAGCCTCTATTAGTAATAAGTTGAGAACCGACCAGAATGCCCAAAAGCTCATGAAAATATATTTTGAAAAATTAGATGATACAAACAAGAAGCGTATCCTCGATTTGGCGGAGGCTCTGGGGAGCCTTTAACAGCTCCCCTTGCCATTCGCAATATCCATGATAATGCAGTATATGTAATCCAAATCATCAGTTAAAAGTACATTTTTTAGAGACTGAATAGTCTTTATCAGCAGTTCGATATCCATAGCGATACGCCTCCCTTTCTGGCTGTCCCTAGCAACCAAAACAGTGAATATGTATTGTTTGTACCTTAAGTATAGCATAAATAATGGTAAAAATGGCAAATATTCGCAAAATAATCCTGGTAAATTCTGGAAATAATCAGACTATTATCTGTTTTTGAAACAATTTAATCTTTTGCTCCTATATGCAGCATAGGGAAAGGAATGCCAGCACATAGTGGGAAAACGAGCAAAAGAACGTTTGTTCTGGTTTTATTATAGACTATACAAATTAAAAATTCAATACTTATCATTTGAAAAATACTATTTCATAAGGAGGTACTACCATGAAATTTGGAATGCGCAAAATTAGCCCCATGAAATCGCTAAAGGCCAGGACCACCGGACGAGCAAAAAGAACGGTAAAAAAAGCATTAATCCCCGGCTATGGAAAAAGAGGGATGGGGTGGATAAAGAATCCTAAAAAGGCCGCATATAATAAAGTATATAAAAAGACTTCATAAAACTTTCAGGCACAGAAACCCACTTCCTTTAGGTAGTAGAAAGGAGTACAATTTTATGGAACAACTTACCATAACTGCTAAAATTCAAGTTTTAACTGATACCGACAGTAAATCCTTATTGGATAATACTATGTCTGCGTATTCAAGTGCCTGTAATTATGTAGCAGATTATATTTTTCGTACTCATGACTTGAAACAGTTTTCCTTAAACAAAGCATTATATTCTTCTCTTAGAGAATTATTTGGTTTAAAATCACAAATGGCTCAATCTGTTTTAAAAACAGTTATTGCACGATATAAGACTATTCTTGAAAATCAAAATGAATGGATAAAGCCTAATTTTAAACATCCAGAATATGATCTTGTATGGAACAGAGATTATTCACTTACGAACAACTGTTTTTCTGTAAATACCTTAAAAGGTAGAATAAAATTACCTTATTTTTCTAAAGGGATGGAACAATACTTTTCTTCCGATATTTACAAATTTGGTACTGCTAAACTTGTAAATAAGCATGGAAAATATTTCTTACATATTCCTGTTACCTACGAAGTTGAAGAAAGTAATCTTTCTAATATTTGTAATGTAGTAGGTATTGACAGAGGTATTAACTTTATTGTTGCCACCTATGACAATAAGCATAAATCAGGCTTTGTAAGTGGCAAGCAGGTTAAACAGAAAAGAGCAAATTATTCCAAACTGCGTAAAGAGTTACAAATGCGTCAGACACCATCTTCAAGACGAAGATTAAAAGCTATTGGTAGTAGAGAAAACCGTTGGATGCAGGATATTAACCATCAGGTATCAAAGGCACTCGTGCAAAACAATCCAAAGCATACTCTCTTTGTTTTAGAGGATTTAAGTGGTGTTCGTAACTCTACAGAAAAAATCCGTCTTAAAGACAGATATGTTTCTGTATCATGGTCTTTTTACGACTTGGAGCAAAAACTGATTTATAAATCAAAACAGAACCAATCGACAGTTATAAAAGTCAATCCGGCATATACAAGCCAGACCTGTCCTTGTTGTGGACACATCGAAAAAACTAATCGTAACAAAAAATTACATTTGTTTACGTGTAAAAACTGTGGCTACAAATCAAATGATGATCGTATTGGAGCTATGAACCTGTATCGTATGGGAATAAACTATCTTGAAGATAGTCAAGTACCTAATACAGTTACAGTTGAGTAAAACTCTGCTGTAAAGGGTGCTGTCAATCACCCTGTGATGTAACGTCACTTTGGTAGCAATACCAAACGACTAAAGGTAGGAGATTTCTAATCGCTCGGACTACTGGACAGTTACAAGCCCATTCCCTTTAGGGGATGGGTAGTTGACTTAGTCTTTTTGATTTATTTAAATAACGCAAGAGCCCCTGTGCAGCAAACACAGGGGCCCAGCCTTACCAAGGGTGTCACGGTTCCCCAGATAAGAAATGTTGAGTACAAGACATAGTATATCATCTTTCCGGGCACCAGGCAACCGTATGTGTAATTTTACGTTAACCAAAGAGTATAGTTAAGTATTAAGGAGAGATGAATATGATTAAAGGCGCATGTTATGTCCGCGTATCAACGGACAATCAGTTAGAAAACTACAGCATTGAAGAACAGACTGACCGATTGAAAGCATACTGTAAAGCAAAAGATATTCAGATAGTCAAGATATATACTGACGGAGGTTATTCCGGCGGAAACATTAATAGGCCTGCTCTGCAACAGATGCTCCAGGACATCGGCAAAGGATTGATAGACTCTGTTATTGTCTACAAGCTTGACCGCTTGTCCCGAAGCCAAAAGGATACCCTCATGCTGATTGAGGATTGTTTCCTGGCCAAGAATGTAGACTTCGTTTCTGTGAATGAGAATTTTGACACCTCCACTCCCTTTGGCCGGGCCATGATTGGAATACTGTCTGTCTTTGCCCAGCTGGAGAAAGACCAGATTACGGAGCGTTTTACCATGGGGCGCATCGGCAGAGCCAAGAATGGATATTTTCATGGGGGTGGTAATGCACCGACCGGCTATGATTATATTGACGGTGAGCTTATAATAAATGATTATGAGGCCATACAGGTCAAGGATTTGTATAACCGGTTTTTAAAGGGATATTCCATACATAACTGTTGGCAGTATATGCAACAAAAATATGGAGGGTGGAGCAATGAAGTCTCAGTCCGAAATGTCCTTAAAAACGAACTATATATTGGAAAAGTAAAGTTTAAAGGGGTAGCCTATCAAGGCAATCATCAACCAATCATATCCGAAGAAACATTCCGGCAGGTGCAGGACCTATTTAATAGCTCCAGGAGGGCCGCTGACACCTTCAAGCGGTCTCCATTTAAGGCGAGTACTCTTCTTTCCAGTCTCGTATATTGTGGTAAGTGTGGGGCACGGTTCCATGGTGAGCATGGTAATTATTCTTGCTATAGTCGTACTAAGGGAGATAAAAAATATATTGTTGACCCCAACTGCAAGAATAAAAAATGGAAGATGGAAGAATTAGACAGACTGGTGTTGGATTACATAATGAGGTTAGACTTTTCCAAATTACAGAATAGCCATCCTATTCCAGTCCCAGTCACAGATTATTCAATCCGCCTAGCAGAGATAGATAAGCAGATTGGGAAACTGATAGAGCTGTATCAAGTCAGCGGCATCCCAATCGAAGCCATACAGGAAAAAATGGATGCGCTTAATAAAGAAAAAGAGACACTACTGAATGTATCAAAACCTAAAAATGTGCCGGTAACAACTCTCGCTGAAATGATAACCGCGCGGGATACTTTGATGTCGCTTTCTGATACAGGAAGCTTGGATGAAAAAAGGGCCTGCCTGACTATGATTATAGACCGCATCATAATTGATGATGATAATGTCAATATCAAGCTAAAGCCGCTATAATATAGTTTACAAGTTTTCAAATACCATGTGCATGGGATTCGGATGCAACGCAGCGGGCATCGTGGGCTGCCGCATCATTGATTCTCCCAGGGAACGGCTCATTGCCATGATAACCAATAACTTTGTGCCATGCAACGGAAGGTTTCCCACCCTCATCGCCATTATCTCCATGTTCTTCGTGGGGGTATCCGGAGGCGCCTTTGACTCCATGCTGTCAGCCCTGCTCCTGACTTTGTTCATTGTCCTGGGCGTATGCATGACCTTTGTGGTCTCCAAAGCCCTATCCATGACCGTGTTAAAGGGAATCCCCTCCTCCTTCACCCTGGAGCTGCCTCCTTACCGGCGCCCTCAGATTGGCAAGGTGATTGTCCGTTCCATCTTTGACCGGACCCTGTTCGTGCTGGGAAGGGCCATTGCGGTGGCTGCCCCTGCCGGCCTTTTAATCTGGATTATGGCAAATGTACAGGTAAACGGCATCACCCTGTTGGCACATTGCTCCGGCTTCCTGGATCCCTTTGCAAAGCTTCTTGGCATGGACGGCGTGATTCTGATGGCATTTATCCTGGGACTTCCAGCCAATGAAATCGTAATTCCCATCATCATCATGGCCTATATGGCCCAGGGAAGCCTTCTGGAATTTGACAGCCTGGCACAGCTGAGGGATTTGCTGGTAAATAACGGCTGGACCTGGATTACCGCTGTCAGCACCATGCTCTTCTCCCTGATGCACTGGCCCTGCACCACCACCCTTCTTACCATCCGCAAGGAATCCGGCAGCCTTAAATGGACTGTCATGTCCTTCCTGGTGCCTACTGTCTGCGGAATCGTGCTGTGCTTTGTCTTTGCAACAGCCGCCCGGATGTTTGTATAATAAAAGCGATTCCCAGCACGTGCCGCACGTACGGCAGCGGACGGCAGAGAGGGCAAAAAGGATGGGACAGCAGCACACATATTCCTGTGCTGTGTCCCATCCTTATTATACTTCATCTATCAAATATCACACCTTGGGAATTAATACATTCCGCCCATATCAGGTGCTGCCGGGCCTGCCGGAGCCGGCTCCTTGATGTTGGCAACAACCGTTTCAGTTGTAAGCAGTGTGGAAGCAACGCTGGTTGCGTTCTGAAGCGCGCTTCTTGTAACCTTTACAGGATCCAGGATGCCTGCTTCAATCATATCCACATACTCTTCCTTGTAAGCGTCAAAGCCGTGGCCTACGGAGGACTCCTTTACCTTATTTACAATAACGGCACCTTCCAGACCTGCGTTGGCTACAATGTGGAACAGAGGAGCTTCCAGAGCCTTTAAGATGATTCTGGCGCCGGTCTTTTCATCGCCTTCCAGTCCGTCAACAACACTCTTTACTTCTGCGGCTGCGTGTACATAAGCAGAACCGCCGCCTGCGATGATGCCTTCCTCGACAGCTGCTCTTGTAGCGTTCAGAGCGTCTTCCATGCGAAGCTTAGCTTCCTTCATCTCTGTCTCGGTAGCAGCGCCAACACGGATAACTGCCACACCGCCTGCCAGCTTAGCCAGACGCTCCTGCAGCTTCTCCCTGTCAAAGTCAGAGGTGGTCTCCTCAATCTGCTTGCGAATCTGGGATACCCTTGCGGAGATGGCATCCTTGTCGCCCATGCCGTCAACGATAATGGTGTTCTCTTTCTGAACCTTAACGGATTTTGCACGTCCCAACTGCTCCATGGTTGCATCCTTCAAATCCAGACCCAGTTCCTCGGAGATAACAGTACCACCTGTCAGGATAGCGATATCCTGCAGCATTTCTTTCCTTCTGTCGCCGTAACCAGGAGCCTTTACAGCCACTACGTTGAATGTGCCTCTCAGCTTGTTTACAATCAGGGTGGTCAGTGCTTCGCCTTCCACATCCTCAGCAATGATGAGAAGTCTTGCGCCCATCTTAACTACCTGCTCCAGCAGAGGAAGCAGATCCTGGATATTGGAAATCTTCTTATCCGTAATCAGCACGTATGGATCGTCCAAATTAGCTTCCATCTTATCCATATCCGTGCACATATAAGCAGACAGGTAACCTCTGTCAAACTGCATACCTTCAACCAGGTCAAGCTCTGTCTTCATTGTCTTGGATTCTTCAATGGTGATGACGCCGTCCTTGGAAACCTTTTCCATAGCGTCTGCTACCATGGTTCCTACTTCGTCATCGGAAGCAGAGATAGCTGCTACCCTTGCAATCTGCTCCTTGCCGTTGATTGGCTTGCTCATCTTCTTGATAGCTTCCACAGCTGCGTCTGTAGCCTTCTTCATACCTTTTCTCAGAACGATTGGGTTTGCGCCTGCTGCCAGGTTCTTCATACCTTCGTTTACCATGGCCTGAGCCAGAACAGTTGCTGTGGTGGTGCCGTCTCCGGCCACATCGTTGGTCTTGGAAGCAACCTCCTTGATCAGCTGCGCGCCCATGTTCTCATATGGATCCTGCAGCTCGATTTCCTTTGCAATGGTAACACCGTCGTTTGTAATTAACGGGGCGCCAAAGGACTTATCCAGGACAACGTTGCGTCCCTTCGGTCCAAGGGTAACACGTACTGTATCTGCTAACTGGTTCACGCCTGCTTCCAGCGCCTTGCGGGCTTCTACGCCATACTTAATCTGCTTTGCCATCTTTCATCAACCTCCAATATTCTATGTTCTACTGTTTTATTAATTATTCAACAACTGCCAGGATATCGTTCTGCTTTACGATAACGTACTTCTCATCCTCAATCTCTACTTCTGTTCCTGAGTATTTGGAGTAGATTACCTTGTCGCCGGCCTTAACCTGCATGGTTACTTCCTTGCCGTCAATAACTCCGCCTGGTCCAACCGCAATGACCTCTGCCTGCTGCGGCTTCTCCTTGGCTGCTCCCGGAAGGACGATGCCGGATTTCGTTGTCTCTTCTGCGACTAACTGCTTTAACACTACCTTGTCAAACAATGGTACTAACTTCATAATTGAATTCCTCCTTGCTCGATATTCTGATTTTTCTTTCTTGATTTTATTTCCTTACTTCTTTCTCTTGCTCACATGATATGTTATATCACCAGTTATTAGCACTGTCAAGAGTTGAGTGCTAATTTCTTTTAATTTTATTGT